CATTTCCAGTCGATGGTCAAAGTGATTCTGCATTTTCATCAGATGGTATGAGACCAAGTAGAAATATTAAACCAGCAATAGCAATGTATTTGTCTAAAGTAACCGTGGAGATATCATAATGGCATTAACATTTTCAGAACTAGTCACAAAAGTAAGAGATTATACTGAAGTTGATTCTACAGTATTAACTGATTCAATTGTTGAAGGATTTATTACAGATGTTGAGTTAACTATATCTAGAGCTGTTGACGGTATGGATGTAGATCGTAAATATTCTACATCTACGTTTACATCAGGAAATAGATATTTGGTATTACCAGGTGATTTATTATATTTAAGAGCAGTTCAAGTATTTGATTCGACTACGTCAGGTACTCCTAGAATTTATCTTGAAAAAAGAGACCAAACTTTTATTTCTGAATACTCTCCAGATACAAGTCCATTGGTGACAGGTGTTCCAAAATACTATGGATATTGGGATGAAAATCCAACATATATTCTTGTTGCTCCAGCTCCAAGTGCCGCTTTTACTTGTCAGATTAATTATGTTAAAACACCTCAGCATTTATCAGCTACTAATACAACAACTTATCTATCTAGTTATGCTGAAAATCTATTATTCTATGGTGTGATGACTGAGGCTTTTGGGTTCTTAAAAGGGCCTACTGATATGTACAACTTGTATAAAAACCGTTATAGTGAGGAATTGAAAACTTTTGCTATTCTTCAAAAAGGATACAGAAGAAGAGATGATTATAGTGATGGGGTGACTCGAATACCATTGGATTCACCTAGTCCTTAACAAATTTAAATAAGGAGAAATAAAATGGCAATAACAACAAATGCAATAGCAAATTCTTTTAAGAAAGAGCTGTTGGAAGCAAAACACGATTTTACACAAACAACTGGTAGTAAATTTAAATTAGCTTTATACAGTTCATCTGCAACTTTGGGTGCATCAACAACTTCATATACAACTGATAATGAAGTAGTGGCATCGGGTCAATACTTAGCAGGTGGTGGAGCTCTAGCAGTTGGATCTCAACAAACATCTGTAGCATCAGGTGTTGCGATCGTCGACTTTGCTGACAGATCGTTTACAGGTGTAACATTAACTGCAAGAGGAGCATTAATTTATAATACATCTAACTCAGATTCAGCAGTAGCTGTTTTGGATTTTGGTGGTGATAAAACTGCAACATCAGGTACTTTCACTATTCAATTCCCAGACTTTACGACTTCTGCTGCAATTTTAAGAATATCGTAAACTAAAAAGGAGTTAAAATGGCTTTGGTTGTAAATGATAGAGTAAAAGAAACCTCTACCACTACTGGTACGGGAACCCTTACACTTGCGGGAGCAGTATCTGGATTTGAAACTTTTTCATCTGCAATTGGAAATACTAACACAACGTATTATTCAATTGTAAACTCAAACGGTGAATTTGAAGTAGGACTTGGAACTGTTAGTGCTGGAGCTTTATCAAGAGACACAATTATATCATCATCTAATAGTGATGCTGCAGTAAACTTTTCTGCAGGAACTAAAAATGTATTTTGTACATTACCAGCATCCAAAGCCGTTATCCTTGATTCAAGTGATAACATTGTTGCAAACAATGGATCTAACTTAACAAATTTAAATGCAGATAATTTAGCTTCAGGTACAGTGCCTGATGCAAGATTCCCTGCTACACTCCCTGCTGCAAATGGTTCAGCGTTAACGAATTTAAATGCATCTAACTTAGCAACAGGAACAGTAGCTAATGCAAGACTCGATGCAGAGCTTGCTGCAATTGGAGGATTAACTTCAGCAGCAGATAAAGGTATTCAATTTACAGGTTCTGGCACTGCAGGAACTTATGACTTAACAACTGCAGGTAAAGCATTATTAGATGATGCAGATGCTGCAGCACAAAGAACAACACTAGGATTAGGATCCATTGCAGAGTTAAATACAGTTACATTAACAACAGATACTACTGGAGACTATGTAGAGTCTTTAACAGCAGGTAATTTAATTGATTTACAAAACAATAGTGGAGAAGGAGCAACTCCAACAATTGATGTTGATCTTTCAGAACTAACTACATCTACATCAGATGCAGATGGAGATTTCTTTGCTGTAGTAGATAGTGTTAATGCACAGAAAAAACTTACAAAAGCAAATATTAATATCTCAGGTTTTAATAATGATTCTGGATTTACTACAAACACAGGTACAGTTACTTCTGTGTCAGGAGGAAATGGTCTTACAGGATCTGTTACAACATCAGGTTCTTTAGACGTAGGAGCAGGAACTTTAATTGATGTAACTGCAGATGCAGTTAATGTTGACTTATCAGAACTTGCAACTTCTACTTCAGATGCAGATGGAGATTTCTTCTGTGTTGTTGATTCAGTTAACGCACAAAAGAAACTTACAAAAGGTAATATTAATATCTCAGGATTTAATAATGACTCTGGATTTACTACAAATACTGGAACAGTAACTTCAGTTACGGGTGGAAATGGATTAACTGGATCTGTTACAACATCAGGTTCATTAGCCGTGGGTGCAGGAACAGGTATTGATGTAGCAGCTGACGCTATTTCTGTTGATGTATCCGATTTCATGACCAATGGATCAAACAACAGAGTTGTGACTGCAACAGGTACAGATGCTATGAACGCAGAAGCGAACATGACATTTGATGGGTCTACTTTAGCAGTAACTGGTGCTATTACAGCAACAGGAGATATAACAGCATTTTTTACTTCTGATAAAAATTTAAAAGAGAATATTGTAAACATTGATAATTCTTTAGACAAAGTTTCTAAATTAAACGGTGTTTACTATAACTGGACAAAAGAAGCTTTAGAAAAAAATAAACATTTAGTTGATGAAAAAGAAGTTGGGGTAATTGCACAAGACGTAGAAGCAGTTTTACCTGAACTTGTAGCAACAAGAGAAGATGGATCTAAAGCAGTTCGATACGAAAGACTTTGTGCAGTATTAATTGAATCTGTAAAAGAACTTAAAAAAGAAATAGAAGAACTTAAAAAAGGAGCCTAATTTATGGCTCTAGGAGTTAGTGCATATTCAGAGACACCTTTTGGTGCAGAGCCATCTGATAATACAGTAGTAGTTTCTGGGATTCAATCTACAGTAAGTTTAGGATCAATAACAATTACTGGAGAACTAGGAGTTAATGTACCATTAACGGGACAATCATTATCTGTAACTAATATCACATCTTACGAAGACACTTTAACAGCGTTCGCTGAAGCACCTTTTGCTTCTGAAAGTCCATCAACAATTTCACCTGTTAATGTTATTGCAACAGGAACTGCAGACATTGCAGTAACAGGAACACCTTTAAATATTGTAACAGGTAATGAGGTTCCAGTTGGTAATGCGGATGTTCTAGTAACTGGAATTAATTTAACAACATCTGCAGGTCAATTGGATGCATTTGCTTTAGTTGAAGTACCTGTAACAGGAATAAATTTAACATCCCAAATCGGAGATGAAACTGTTACTGGAGATGCTAATGTGTCTGTAATAGGAAAACAATTAAATTCTTTCATCGGTAATGAAACAGCATTTACAGATGTTGATGTAACAGTTACAGGAAATAGTTTAACTTCAGCAATTGAAAACGTATCTATAACAGGAACAGGAAATGTTTCTTTAACAGGAATTCAATTAACTACAGCGGTAGGTGATGTAGATCATAATTCAACATATACTGTATCAGGTATAGATTTAACCACTGCAATTGGTCAAGCAACCGCGGATGATGCAAGTGCAGAAGTAACAGGTGTATCTGCTACTATTTCAACGGGGTCTGTAAATATTACAGGTTGGTCTCAAATAGATCCTGGAGTTATCAACGTGTGGACAGAGGTTGATAAAGCAGCATAAGGAGGATATAATAAATATATGCCATCAAGTTATAACACATTAGGAATGGAATTAATGGTCACAGGTGAAAAATCTGGGACTTGGGGAGATATTACCAATACAAATTTAAACATCATTGAACAAAGTCAAGGGTATGTTAATAAATCTATTGCTGGAGGAGCTCAAACAACACCTCTATCTATAAATGATGGTTCAACAACATCTTCAGATGCCAGAAACTTAATCATAGAATTATCAGGGACTATTACAGGAAATCAAATTGTAACAGTACCAGACAGTGTTGAAAAATCTTATATTGTTTACAATAATACTTCAGGAGCTTTTACAGTTCAATTTAAAACCGCTAGTGGAACAGGATTTACATTTGGAACTACAGAAAAAACAATAGCTATATTATATTCAAATGGAACAAATATTGTGGAAGTAATTAATAATACAAGTCAGTTACAAGATTTGTCCGATATAGCAGTTACTAACGGTAATTTTATTGTTGGTGATGGAACTAATCTTGTTGCTGAATCAGGTGCGACTGCAAGAACTTCAATAGGATTAGGGACTTCTTCAGATGTTCAATTCAATGATGGTCAATTAGATTCATTAGGAGTTGGAACTACTGCATCAGGCACAACAGGACAAATTAGAGCAACGGATGATATTACAGCTTTTTATTCTTCAGACGTTGCACTTAAAGAAAATATTACAAATATTCCTGATCCAATAGAATCATTAAAAAAATTAAATGGTGTATTATTTGATTGGAAAGAAGACTGGATTAAAAAACAAGGTGGCGAAGATGGTTATTTTGTTAGAAAAAAAGATGTTGGAGTAATAGCTCAAGAGGTAGAAAAAGTTTTACCTGAAGCTGTTGCTCAAAGAAAAGATGGTATTAAAGCTGTAAAATATGATAGACTTACGTGTTTACTAATTGAAGCCGTTAAAGTATTATCTGATAAAGTAGAAAAATTAAGTAAGGAAAATAAATAATGGCTGTTCCTAGCAATCCTAAATTATCGGACATTCAAACAGAGTTTGGCGGATCTAATCCAATAGGACTTTCAGAATATTATTCTGGTGGACCTTTAGTTCCAGCAGCATCTCCTGCTCCAAATGGTCCTATACCAAGTTCAGGTCAAATATCTATGGGTCAATTTAGAGGAGCTGTAAAACAAACTTTTATAGATGCTTCAGGTGGAACAGAATCAATTTCTGGAGATTACAAAATTCATACATTTACAGGACCGGGTACTTTTACGGTTAATGCAACTGCAACTTCTCCTGCTGATAATGTAGTAGATTATTTAGTGGTAGCAGGAGGAGCAGGATCAGGTTTTGGCCAAACTGGAGATGGCGGAGGCGGTGGAGGAGCTGGAGGATTTAGAGAATCTGTCCCTAGTCCTGCTGCATGGACTGCAAGTCCACTAGCTAATCCAGGTAACGCTAGACCAGTAACAGCAACAGGTTATCCAATAACAGTTGGTAACGGTGGTGGTGGAGCTTCAGGCGGCAGTGCCGGCGGTGATGGCAATAATTCAACATTCAGCGATATAACATCCGAAGGTGGCGGAGGCGGAGGAGGAAGTAGATCTCCCTCTGCTGGTAGAAGTGGAGGATCCGGTGGCGGAGCCGGAGGACACTATGGTCCAGGTAGCGGCGGCTCTGGTAATTCACCTCCTGTATCACCACCTCAAGGTAGACCCGGTGGACCTCATCCAGGTGATGCTGGAGGAGGTGGCGGTGGAGCTACACAACCAGGACCTTCAACAAGTGGAGGAAACGGAGCAACTACAAGTATAAGTGCAAGTCCAGTAGTATATTCAGAAGGCGGTAATGGTGGCAGTGGTCCAACAAGCAATGGACCTGCAAACTCTGGAGATGGCGGAGGAACAGATTTCACAGGATCAGCAAGTGGTGGTTCAGGTATTGTTATATTAAGGTATAAGTATCAATAGGAGAATTTATTATGGCAAGTTTTGCAAAAATTAGTGAAGAAAATGAAGTAATGCAGGTACTGGCGTTAGACGATGTAAATTGTCAAAACGAAAATAACGTAGAAACTGAATCAGTAGGACAAGCATATTTAGAATTACACAATAACTGGCCTGCACATTTATGGATTCAAACTTCTTACAATACTAGAGCTAATAAATATTGGAATAATGATGGCACAGAACATTCTGATCACTCAAGAGCATTTAGAGGCAACTACGCATGTATTGGTTTTACGTGGGATTCTGCTAATGAAATATTTTGGCCTCCACAACCATATGCTTCATGGACTAAAAATACAACTACTGCGGAGTGGGATCCTCCTGTATCACAACCTTCATTAACTTCTGAACAACAAAGTCAAAACGATGCACAAACTCATAAGTGGTGGTACGATTGGAATGAAGAAAATCAAACTTGGGATTTGACAGACGCATTAGCTTAATATATTTATATATAAGGTTTTATGCAGAAGAAAGTATTAACAGAACAAGCTTTATATTTTGGCAAAGTAGAAATGCCAAAAAATTTTGAAATTGATAATAATAGATTAAGAGCTGATATTTTAGAGGCATGCATTCAAAACGGTGATTTTAAATTTTCTAAAGATTGGGATAAATTAAATACTTACATAAGAGACTACATAAAAGTAAAACACGATATTAAATTAGTTAACAAATTATCGTGGGGAAATGTATATAAACCTTTTGAAAATACTGGACCTTTATTAGAAGTAGATCCGGTAGACCTTAGACACTCACCTGACTTTATAATGTTATATGGTGTGCAAGTAAAAAACTGTTTTGTTAGAATTTTTTATGATGATAATAGACGTAAAGGAAGAAGTTGGGACATAGAAATTAAAGACAATGAATTTATAATTTTTCCTTCAAATAATACTTATACTGTATCAAATAAACAAAAAGATGATTCGTTAAATTTTATTCAAAATATAACATATGAATATCTCTAATCATTATTGGTGGTTTAAATCAGCAATACCCCCTAGAGTTTGCGATGATATTATTAGATATGCACTTCAAAAAAAAGAAACTAGGGGTTTAACAGCTGGCTATGACGATAAAAAATTAACTAGAAAAGATGTAAAAAATTTACAGAAAAAAAGAAAATCAGATCTTGTATGGTTAAATGACAATTGGATTTATAAAGAAGTTATACCTTATGTTAAAGCTGCAAATAAAATGGCCGGTTGGAATTATGAATGGGATTACTCTGAGCAGTGTCAGTTTACAAAATATAAATTAAATCAATATTACGATTGGCATTGTGATAGTTTGGATAAACCTTATAATAAACCAGATATTCCTAATGAACATGGTAAGATTAGAAAACTATCTATGACTTGTCAGTTAACAGATGGTTCAGAGTATGAAGGTGGAGAATTAGAATTTGATTTTAGAAATCACGATCCTGATAAAAAACCTAACATTAGAACATGTAAAGAAATATTACCAAAAGGATCTTTGATTGTATTTCCTAGTTTTCTGTGGCACAGAGTTAAACCAGTTACGAAAGGAATAAGATATTCATTAGTTATGTGGAGCCTTGGACATCCTTTTAAATGAAAATTTTAATAGTAGGGGGAGGTAGTGCAGGTTGGATGACTGCAGCTACATTACAATCACAATTACCTCAACATAAAATACATCTTATTGAATCTAAAAATATATCTACTGTTGGTGTAGGAGAAAGCACTCTAGGACAAATTAGAAGTTGGATGAGACTTCTTAAAATTAATGACAACGATTTTATAAAACATGTAGATGGTTCTTATAAATTAAGTATTAAATTTACAGATTTTTACAAAAAAGGAGAAGCTTTTCATTATCCTTTTGGTCTTCCTAATATGGAAGGCACTGAAAACGGTATAAACGATTGGTGGTTTAAAAAAATATTTAATCCAAATACTCCTAATTCTGATTATGCAGAATCTATGTTTCCACTACAAATGGCTTTTGTAAATAGTAAAAAATTTAACAAAAATACAAACGCATATGCTTATCATTTTGATGCAACTAAATTTGGTTTATGGCTTAAAAATAATTATTGTAAAAAAGTAAAACATATTGTTGATGATATTGTTTCAATTGAACAAGACGAAAACGGCATTAAATCTTTAAATAATAAGTATAAAGCAGATCTGTATATAGATTGTACTGGTTTTAAATCTTTGTTGTTAGATAAAACTCTAAAAGAACCTTTTGAATCATATTCTGATTTACTTCCAAATGACTCTGCTTGGGCAACAAAAATTCCTTTTAAAAATAAAAAGAAAGAATTAGTTTCATATACTAATTGTACCGCAATACAAAACGGTTGGGTTTGGAATATACCTTTGTGGTCTAGGATAGGAACAGGATACGTTTATTCAAGTAAATTTGTTTCTGACGAAGAAGCGTTAAAAGAATTTAAAAAGTATTTAGGTAAAGATAATTTAGAATTTAAAAATATAAAAATGAGAGTAGGTATTCATAATAGACTGTGGGTAAAAAACGTAGTGGCAATTGGCTTGTCTGCAGGTTTTATAGAACCATTAGAAAGTAATGGTCTTTTTTCAGTGCATGAATTTTTAATAAAACTATTAAGAAATATAAGAGGAGAAAACATATCTCAATGGGACAGAGATAATTTTAATTTTCAATGCAAACATTTGTTTAGAGAGTTTGCTGAATTTGTAGCGTTACACTATGCTTTATCTCAAAGAAACGATACTCCTTATTGGAAACATCTTTTAAATAAATCTTGGGAAGATTCATTAACAAATTTATTGCCAAAAGGTATAGATGGTTTTAGAAGTTTTGTAGCACAAAGAACATATGATTACAGGTTTTCTACTAATGGTGGGATGCACTGTATAGCTGCTGGAATGAATTGGTCTCCAACAGACTTAACAACTTTAATTGCTCTTAATTCTTTTGATATAGAACTTATTAAAAAAAGTTTTCAACGATGTATAAATAATTTAGATGAAAGAAAAAAGAAAAACAAAAAATTTATTAAAACAGAAAAAGATTTATTTACTGTTTTAAAAAACATACATAATGATTAAATGATAAAAGTTTTCAACAGTTGTGTGTCTCAAAAAAATTTAAAACATTTTGATAAATTAATAGATGACAAACAATTTCCTTTATTTTTAACAATAAAATCTGCTGTAGGTAAAAAATGCAATCCTACTTTTGAACACTGCGTTGTTAAAGTGCCAGAATTTAGAGAGGATCAATTTGGAATTAATTCTGGTTTTTATAATTTTTTTAAAAATATATTTGATGAGTTTTGTACTAAAAATAAAATTCAATACAGTGAGATATATAGATGTAGTGTAAACGTTACTATGGCAATTAATGAAGGTAAACTTAAATCCCACATTCATACTGATCATCCGTATGAACATAAAAGTCTATTGATATATTTAAATAGTCCTGATATTAAATCTAGAACTATATACATTGACAATAAAAAAAAGAAATATATCATAAATCCTAAAAGGAATAAAGGTGTACTTTGTGATGGATATAGACATTATTACTACTATCCTAAACACGGATATAGAATAGTCTTAATTTATACATTTATATGAGTTTTAAAAAAAATAAATATGCAGTTATTAAAGAAGCTATTAGTAATGATTTAGCTATTTTTTTATTTAATTATTTTTGTATGCAAAAACAAGTTTATGATACTTGTAGACAAGCAAGATACATATCTCCTTTTGAAAATATTATAGGTGAGTATGAACCTAATGATGGACAAATACCAAATACATATGCTCAATACGCTAATATAGCTATGGAAACTTTATTACTTAAATGTCAACCTAAAATGGAAAAAGTAACAGGATTAAAATTATACCCTGCTTATACTTATGCAAGAATATATAAAAAAGGTGATGTCCTTGAAAGACACAAAGATAGGTTTAGTTGTGAAATATCTACAACTATGAATTTAGGTGGCGATCCTTGGCCTATATATTTAAACCCTGATCCAAAAGCAGGTTATGTTTATGGTCCTAAAAAAGGTCTTCATCAAGTTCAACACTATAAACCTACTAAAGATAAAGGTGTTAAAGTAGATTTAAAACCAGGAGATATGCTAGTTTATTCTGGTTGCGATTTAGAACATTGGAGAAAAAAATTTAAAGGCACTGCATGTGCACAAGTTTTTTTACATTATAATAATTGTAATACACCGGGAGCTAAAGAAAATATGTTTGATAAACGTCGACATTTAGGTCTACCAACTTGGTTTAAAAAATGATGTATTATGAAAAAATTTATAAAGCTTTTATCTGAGCCTATTTTAGCTACTCTTGAACAAAAAGAAAAAGAAATTTGGGACGTAGAGGGTAGATTAAAAAATGCAAATCAACCTTTTAAATTCGATATAAGGCCATTAAAACAAGTTAATAATAAAGCGGAAAAGATAGGTTACTTTAAATCAAAATCTGATAAGATGGTTTTTGAAACTATTAATCAATGGGTTATATTTGATACCGAAGAATTAAATGAATATGTTAAATCTACAGATAAAAGAGATTTTAACATAGATGAATTACTAGATAATTTGTCTTGGAATTTAATATTAAATAAGTGATATAAGTCCGTATATACTAAAGACATATTTTATTGTAAAATAGGCTATGGCTTTAACAAAAATACCTTTTAGACCTGGATTTAACAAACAATTAACCGATACTCAGAATGAAAACAACTGGGTAGATGGGGATAATGTAAGATTTAGATATGGTCAACCTGAAAAGATAGGTGGTTGGGTACAGGAAACTTCTTCAGAATTAATTGGTATTTCAAGACAAATGCATACTTTTAGCGATTTAGATGGAAGAAAGTACAATGCTATTGGGACTAATAGATGTTTGTATGTTTATTACTCAGGTCAATTTTATGATATCACTCCCATAGATCCTGATAGACAACAAACTGGAGCTGACATAACTACAACTAATGGATCTGCGAGTGTGATTATAACTACAACCACAAGCCATAGTCTTAATATTGGAGATATATTAACTTTTGAAAATGCAGGATCTTTTACTTCACCCGATACAGATTACACCGCAACCGATTTTGATGATGTGTTGTTTGAAGTTAAAACAGTTCCTAGCTCAACAACTTTTACAATTGAAATGACTTCTGCGGAAACTGGTACAGGAGCGACGAACGACGGAACTTTAGATCCTTTACCTTATATTCAAATAGGAGGTTTAACTCAAACAGGAGGATTTGGTTGGGGTGCTAGTACTTGGGGTGCGAGTACCTGGGGGACTCCAAGATCATCCACAACAACTTTTTTAGATCCTGGATCATGGTCATTAGATAATTACGGTCAAATATTAATTGCAACTGTGCACAACGGACGATCGTTTAATTGGAACCCAATCGCTTTAGATACAAGTGCTCTTGAAACAAGAGCAACAAGTATTGCTAATAACCCTACCGCATCTGTAATGACAATTGTATCAGATAGAGATAGGCACTTATTTCATTTAGGAACCGAAACTACAATTGGTAATACTGCTACACAAGATAAAATGTTTATAAGATTTTCAAATCA